GAAGACCGTGACCGGGTACAAGACCGGCTCTGAGGAAGATGCCAAGCGAGTCAAAGACGCCGCAGACGGCGACATGATCCAGATGAAGGACCCTAAGAGCGTTGGGGAGTTCCGTCTTGGCGGGATGGACAATATCAACATGGCTTTCTTCCTGCAGGCTAAGGACCTGTTTAATTGGTCTGCAGGCAATCTTGACTCAGTGGGCGGCCTAAGTGCCGGTGCTGAGACTCTGGGCCAAGAGGAGCTGCTTAGCGCCTCTTCTAGTAAGCGATTCCAGGACATGCAGGGAAGGACGGTTACCTTCGCCGGTCGCAATATCAATTCGCTGGCCAAGTACCTGTGGGAAGACCCGATTGTATCAATTCCGATCACTAAGCAAGTGCCGGGCCTTGGCCTTGAGATCGAGACCACATTTGACCCCAGGGTTATGCCGAAGGAGTTCATCGACTACAACATCTCGATTGAGCCTTATTCGATGCAACCTCAGACCCCAGCAGCCAAGATTGCTAAGATCAGCGAGATTCTTAACAACATCTACGGCCCGAGGGCTCAAGAGATGGCCGCGGCTGGGGTTTCCATTGACTGGGAAGTATTTAACAAGATGATGGCTGAATATACCAACATCCCGGAACTGAATCAGATTATCAAATTCGCTCAGCCGACACTACCGCCGGAGCAACCTACGGTACCGACCGAAGGCACTTCGGCTTCGTTTAAGCGGACTGAGAATGTTAGGATCAGCCGATCAGGATCAACCAGAGCCGGCCGGGACGCTGCCATGGGCAGGGCCTTAGTTGGTGACGGGTTGCAGGATTCGGAATCGGCTGCAATGATGGGAGGCAGTAACTAATGCCTGTTTATGCTTATGAATGCGTGAAGTGTGAAGCGGTGACTGATAAGTTCTTTAATGTTGAGGACTTCCCTCAGTCTGTCGAATGCGAGGAATGTGGTGGCCTTGCTGAGAAGAACTTGGCGCATGACCAGAAAGGGTTCCGGCAGACGACTTGCTGGGAGAAGCCCTTGAAGAGTACCGCCGCTGGCGTGTTGCCCGATCAGATCCCGGAGGCCGAGAGGCAGCTTGAGATGGCCGGGGTTGACAGCCGTGGCGCTTTCGATGCCCAGGGCAGAATGGTTTTTTATAGCCGAGGAGACCGTAAGCAAAAGCTTAAGGCCGTCGGCTTGCATGATAACAATGGTGGATACGGCGATTAGTGGAGGTTGCAGATGTTGGTTTGTATGTTTTGCGGTCGTCAATTAGATAATAATGATGAATGTCTGGTTTGTATAGGTTCTAACCATTCAGTGGTAGATTAACCCCCAAAGGAGAGTGTTATGGCGTTGACTGAAGAGCAGGAAGCAGAAATTAAAACCGCGGCGGATGAATTGCTTGGCAATGAACCGGCCGAGGATAAAGATGATTCTCAGAAGATCGAGGACAGCGAAGAAGTTGTTGATGATGAAACCGTTGACGAAAGTCCGGACGATTCCAGCGATGACGCTGAGGCTACGGAGGCTACTGCCGACGATGCTGATGAGAAGCCGGCGGAAGAAGAGGAGACTGAGGATATTCCGAAATCCGATGTTGAGCCTGAAGTGCTGGCAAAGGCGGTGTCCGATCTAGGTTTAAGCGAGGACCAGGCCAATGGCTTGGGAAATGCGACCCTACTTGGCCTGCTAGGTAAAGCCGCTTCCGGTGTGAAGGAAGAGGTTAAGGCTGAAGAGAAAGCCGATGAGTCTAAGGCCGAGGAGATCGTTCTCGATCCCGAGGAATATGACCCAAAAATCATCGCCTACTTCGATCAGCAGAAAAAGGAAATTGCCGACCTTAAGGCTGGGCTTCAATCCCAGGCTGAGGCGTCAAGTGAGCGTGAGTCTGCCCAGGCATGGGAGTCTGTTGACTCTATGTTCGATGGACAGACAGAAGCTTTACCTGATGTGTTCGGTGATGGTAAGACGCTCACAATGAAGGCTGGTAACGAGCAGAGTGCAAGGCTTGACGTTTTGGAAAAGATGAGCGTTCTTGAGAAGGGTTATGAAGCCTCAGGTATTAAGGCACCTACTCAGAAAGAACTCTTTGATATGTCCATTAACGCCATCCATGGTAAGGCCATGGTTGAAGCTGAGCGGGCCAAGATCGCTAGCAGTGTGCAGAAGCGGTCAAGGCAATCTGTGACTAAGCCGACTAAGCGGGCGGAGAAGCTTGCCGAAGATCCGGTGGCTAATGCTGTTGAAGCAGTCGCCGAAAAGATGGCGTCATTTGGTGACGTCGGATAAATTTAACTTTAAACAAGGAGTGAATTATGTCACTTACCGATGGACAAATTAGAGACCTTGCTACTTCTACCCAGGAACATCTTGGGTGGGGCAAGTTCCAGCAGATCGCCCAGAATCTTCGTGACTATGAAGTCATGGGTCGCTGGCTCAAGAAGGACAAGATGATGTTCGATTCTGGTATCGGAATCAGCCGCACCGTAATGAATCGGTTCGGTACTGCAGGTCGCCAGACCGGTCTGTTCGATCAGGACATAGTGAACATCGAGAACTACCTGGCCAAGATCAACATCCCTTGGACCCGCTACACCACCAACTACGCCTGGGAACGTCGTGAGTTCCTTGAGAACAAGACCCCTACCAAGATTGTTAGCCTTCTGAAGGCTCGTAAGGATGGCATGATGATCGGTGCTGCCGAGGATCTTGAGCAGTACGCTTGGAATGCTCCCACCGACTCCAGCGACGACAAGACCGCTTACGGCGTTCCGTACTACGTCGTCAAGAACGCAGTTCAGGGCTTCAACGGTGGCAACCCCTCCGGATTCTCTGACTGTGCCGGTATCGATTCCGATTCAGAGCCGAATTGGAAGAACTACACCGATACCTACGCCGCAGTGTCGCAGGCTGACCTCATTACCAAGATGCGCCGGGCCGCTCTCAAGATTAAGTTCAAGAGCCCCGTCGACACCAATGACTTCAGCAAGGGTCCGGCCAACGACATGCGAGTGTACATTGGCGATGACCAGTACCTGGCCATGCAAACCCTTCTGCGTGAGCAGAATGATGACCTTGGCGGCGACGTTGCCAACGTTGGTGGAGTTCTCACCTTCATGCGTCACCCTGTGATCGATACCGAGCCGCTTAACGACGACTCGACCAATCCGGTCTACATGATCAATCACAACACCTTCTACCCGGTTGTTCTTGAAGGTGACTACATGCGGGAATCTGAGCCCGAAAAGGCTCCGAACCAGCATAACACTTGGGTTGTTCACACTGACATGTCCTACAACTTCCTGTCAGTTGACCGTCGTAAGAACGCAGTCCTTTACATCGCCCCCTAGTTTTAGTATTATGGGGTTCTGAGCGAGACAGCGTTAAGTAATTTTCTTTTAATCAAGGAGTACAAACCATGGAAAATGGTGTAAGGGTTATCGACGCCGTGGGGCGTCAAATCAAGCGGTCCGTATGGGTCGTGTCAACCGGTGTAGATCTTGTCAAGGGTGCTGCCCTTGAGTATGACTACGCCACTGGTGAGAATAACGCAAAGACTCCGGTCGCTGCGACTGCGATTACTCACTTCGCAGGTGTTGTTGCAACCAACACTAAGATGCCTGCAACCGGTGAGTCTCGGCAGGTAATCATCTACGAACCCGGCTCCATCTGTGAAGTTCTCACCGATGAGGCTACTGTCGTCGCTGGCGGGTTCGTTGTCGCCAGCTACAAGGCTGGTACTCTCGGGGTGTTTACCGACCTCGATAGGTCCGGCGCTGCCGGCATGTCGGTTGCGACGTTCATCGAAGCTGGCGTTGCCGGCCTCGTTCGGGCAGTGCTTGAGAAGGGTGCTGAATACGGTGGAACTGCTCTGTAGCAGTCCTCCTTTGGGTGATGGGGGGCTTCGGCCCCCCATCTTTTTAACTCTATCTAGGAGTAGGTAATGAAAGACCTGAGCATTAAGATTGCCTCAGCCCTCCAAGGCTTACTTGGCCTGCGAAGTCCCTCTGATATTCCGGCAAACATTGTCGAAATGGCTCAGAAGGTGAAGGCTGTGAGGGACCGCGTTGGCGGTTCTCAAATGATCAACATTGACGTGCTGGCCATGATCTGCGTTAGTTGTGACTGCGAGATCACTGAGCCACGCAAGATTGACGTTGATTCGATTGCGAAGCGTACCGGGGATTTAAGAGTCTTCGGCATTGACAAGCTTCGTAGGTTGTATAAGGAAACCATCGGCAGGGATGCAGGGCTTAGTGCTTCAGCCGGCCTTCTCGCTGGGATTATCGCCAGTGCTGAAGAAGCCTCTGGGGATGAGCCTGTTGATGCTCCTGTTGACGCACCGGTGAAGGCTGCTGCTAAGGGACCTGGAGCGCCTGCTCTGTCTTTTGAAGACCGTGTGGATCAGCTCAAGGACGACTTTACCGTTCCTCAGCTTCAGGAACTTTACGAAAAGACTCTCGGTCAGGCACCGCACCACAGCATGAAGGAAACCGGTCTTGCCCAGAGCATTGCTCGGGCAGAAGCCAAGAATGAGGATGACTAACCATGGCAGAGCCTAATTCAGCCTACACTTACAATGATCTTATCTCCAGGGTCTCAATTTACCTTGGGTATGGATCTGCGCCTACTGGCGACAAGTTAATTGAGGTTGATATGGCTGTCCAGGATGGTTATCAGCAATTCCTTCAGCCTCCGGTTATCAATGGCAATGCCCATCTCTGGTCATTCCTCAGCCCGCTATCAACCTTGCAGATCGTGGCAGGTGTCGACACTTACGCCCTCCCTGATGACTTCGCGTCTATCAAGAAGGGTATAAGCTTCCCGTCGACATCCCGGCAGGATAACACGGTTGAGAGGGTTGGAGAGTCCCAGGTTAGGGCTTTTAATGCCAAATACGATTACACCGGAGACCCTAGAGTTTGTGCAGTTAGACCAGTCGCAGGGAATGGCACCTCTGGCCAGCGGTATGAAATAGTTTTCGCACCGATGCCGGACGCCAATCTTGTGATCAGTTATGCTTACAATCGAAGGTTGAATAAGCTCAGCAATACCAATCTTTACCCCATAGGCGGGTCTGAATATGGGCAGGTCCTTGTGTCATCCTGCCTTGCTATTGCTGAGAGCCGGACAAACGACGATGAAGGCCCGCGAACAGCGGAGTTCTTCAGGTCTCTTGAGTCTGCTATTATGAGAGACCAGTCGGCCGCTTGTCCTGACACTCTTGGTTACAATGGTGACAGTTCGGTTTATCCGGCTGACATTGATTACCGTGATTATGTCGTCACCGTTGACGGCGTGACCCCTTAACTTTTAAAGGAGACTGAAATGTCTGGAAATACCAATTATCCACAATCTCGGGATGGTGAGATTCATGATGCCATTGGCAAGGTGTGGAAGACCGATCTCGGTCACATGCGAGGGTGGGGTGCTACTGTTCCCACCGATGGCGACGACGGCTGGGCTCCTGGGGCATTGTTCCAGAATACCGGCTTGACTGGCGCTACCGACGCTCTGTACTGCAATATCAGTACTGATCCAACGTCTTGCGACTTCAACGCCGTAACGGTTGCTACTTAGTCTATGGCTAAGAAGCGGTTACTTCACTTACAATTTCCTGCCGGCGGTGTGAACCGTGGGTCGAGCTATCGCAACCAGGCTCCATTCGAGTCTCGGAATGCGGTTAATGTTCGGGAGTATGGTAACCCGGAGGGGGCCGCCCGAGGTGGACAGCGCGGAGGGCAAAAACGCTCATACGCCGAAAACCTCGGCGGTCCGATCCGAATGCTTAGCCAAGTGACCAGGATTGCCCTTGAGGGTGAGTCTGTCGATACCTATTGGTATGATGACTTCGACGGTGATCCTGTGCGGTGGTCTGAGCAATCTTGGATAGGTCCGTTAATGCCGGTGACTCAAAGTCTCACCGGCACTTTTGAGTATAATGACACTCAGGTCGGAGGGGTCTATGAGCAGATAGACCTTGACGTAGCCGAAGATTATTCACTTATTACTAACCTTGTTCCTTATAAAGGCCACCATTGGGGAACCTACAAGGTGTTCTTCAGAATGGATAACTCGGCACCGGACGCCACCGACGAAGGCGCGACCGCTGTTGTTGAGTTCGATTCCAATGGAGTCTTATCTGGCCAGCTAGACGTTGCCGTTGGTGGCGTTGTCACTTCATACCCATTCGATACCGGGAATATCGGCTTAACCCTCTACGACGAAGATGTGCTTACCCTCCAGGGTGCCCAGGTGATCGACATTGCCGGCAACCCTGTTGTTGTACCGGTGAGTGCCGACAACTCGAACTCTGAGCTTAAGGTCGAGATTTCTGGCAATAACATTACGGTTCGATGGAATGGCGTTAGCCTCCTGAATCAAACCATCTCGGCCCCGGCCGGTGAGCGGTTTGGTATCGGTATGCAGGCACCTACGCCGTTTCCGCAGAGTGCATGTCTAATTGACCGGTGGAGCGTATTTGGTTACACCGATGGTCTTAACGAGACTACCCGCAGGACTGAGCTTGTCGCCTCGGCGGAGGGCGACTTGTTCGTTGAAAAGACAATTGGGGTAATGACCAATGCCTTCCCCGATTCGCTTACTCCTGATGTTCCGTTGCAGGCTTCAGAGCGGGCGCAAAAACTTTACATTGCAGACCACGGCGCTGCGGTTGCGACCGACATCACCGGGGATGTTACTGCTGACATATTCACTGATGCCGGGGTCCCTGATTGGGCTGCGGTGGGGGTTGACGCCGATAAGCACGTTGTTGAAATATTCGGAACATCAGGTACTCTTGAGGCTGGAGTGTCGACAATTTCCGCAGTAATTGGCGGTGACATCCACTTGAATGACTCAATCGGTACCGGGACCTGTTCATACCGTATAGTCCCTGGGACGAAGGTCTACGACCCGACCGCCGAGACTCTGGCTATGCTAGAGCCTACCGCTGGTAATGTGCCGGCCAATACTGACTTGATTGCGACTTACCGTGACCGGGTGGTCTTGGCCAAGGATACTCTTTGGTACATGGCTCGGGCCGGGGTGCCCACTGATTGGGACTACAGCCCTGACATCCTAGACGCTGGGCGGGCTGTTGCTGGGCAAAGCTCTGATGCAGGCCAGATAGGTGAATCACTCACGGCACTGATCTCATTCTCTGATGATTATTTTATCTTCGGTTGCCTGAATAGCCTTTGGGTTCTCAGGGGTGACGCTGCAGCCGGTGGCAGGATTGATAACCTTTCTTATGAGGTTGGCATTGTCGGTAGCAACGCATGGTGTCACGGGAGTTATGGCGAGGTTTACTTCCTATCCCGCAATGGCCTCTTCCGTCTAAATCCTGGCCCGCTGTCTACCCCTGAAGCTCTGAGCCGAGACAAGTTGCCGCGGGAACTTAAGAATATCGATACAAGAAGCTACACCATCTCCTTGTCATATGACCCTGATGACCGGCTGGTAAATGTTAGGGCGACTCCAGGTAAGCACTGGGCGTACTCGCTTCGAACCGGTGCCTTTTGGCAAGACTCCTTTCAGTCCATCCATGAGGCTTAT